TTGTAGAATCTAAATCAAAAGAATGGGTTGAATTTGGAGCAGACAATAATTACTTTCAGTTCTTAATAGACAGATTCAACGGAAGTGCTACAAATAATGCTTGTGTAAATGGTATATCTCAAATGATATATGGAAAAGGTTTAGATGCAACTGATAGTGCAAAGAAACCAGAGAGTTATGCAAGAATGATATCTTTATTTAAAAAAGATGTTGTTAGACAATTATCATACGATTTAAAACTAACTGGACAATGTGCAATACAAGTTATTTATTCAAAAGATAAAAAGACTATTGCTAAAGTAGAACACTTGCCAATAGAAACTTTAAGAGCAGAGAAATGTGGAGAAGGAGATAAACAAGTACAAGCGTATTATTATCATCCAGATTGGGCAAATATAAAGCCAAGTGATAAACCATTAAGAATACCAGCTTTTGGTGTTTCAAATACACCTCAACCAATTGAGATTTTATATGTTAAACCTTATGTTGCTGGAATGTATTATTATAGTACNCCAGANTATCAAGGTGGTTTACAATATGCAGAGTTAGAAGAAGAAATATCTAACTATCATTTAAACAATATAATGAATGGTCTTGCTCCATCAATGTTAATCAACTTTAACAACGGAGTACCAGACGAAGAAAAACAAACTTTAGTAGAAAATAAAATAAAAGCTAAATTTCAAGGTAGTAGTAATGCTGGTAAATTTATACTTGCTTTTAACGATGACAAAGAATCAGCTGCTGATATTACACCAGTACAATTAAGTGATGCACATAACCAATACCAATTTTTAAGTGACGAATCACAAAAGAAGATAATGGTATCTCACAGAATTGTATCTCCTATGTTATTAGGTATAAAAGATTCAAGTGGACTTGGAAACAATGCAGACGAGTTACAAACTGCATCTATTTTAATGCATAATACAGTTATAGTGCCTTTTCAAGAACTTTTAACTGATGCGTTTGATAAAATACTAGCTTTTAATGATATTGCCTTAAATCTATACTTTAAGACGTTACAACCATTACAATTCTTGGATTTAGATAATGTAAAAGACGAAGAAACAAGAGAAGAAGAAACTGGTGTAAAGATGTCAAAGGTATTTTCTGATTTAGAAGAATTTGGAGAAGATGAAGATTTAGAAAACTGGGAATTAATTGATGAAAGAAAAGTTGATTATGATGCAGAAGATGAATTAGACGAAGAACTAAATAAATTAAACAATCCTAAATTATCTGTATTGTCAAAAGTTTGGAATTTAGCAACAACTGGTACTGCTAGACCAAATGCAAAGAGTGAACAAGATGGAGAAAATGAAGAAGGAGTACAATTTAAAGTAAGATATCAATACGCACCATTAAGAGTAAGCAACAATAGTAGAGAGTTTTGCTCAAAAATGGTTGCAGCAAAAAAGATATATAGAAAAGAAGATATACAACAAATGAGCCAAAGAGCAGTTAATGCTGGATGGGGTTTAAATGGTGCTGATACTTATGATATATGGCTTTATAAAGGTGGAGGAGATTGTCATCATTTTTGGATGAGAAAGACTTATAAAGCAAAAACACCAAGCACTAAACCAGATGTAGGAAATCCAAATGCAGAAGTAAGTGTAAATAAGGCTAAAAAAGAGGGTTTTAAACCAGAGGTAAATGCAAAAGAAGTTGCTAAAAGACCAACGGATATGCCAAATAACGGATTTGTAAATAAAAAGAGATAATAAATGGCAACTGCATTATTTATAAGTAGAACAGATTTAGTAAAAAATAGTATTATTGACGGAAACGTTGATACAGATAAATTTATACAATTTGTTAAGATTGCACAAGAGATACATATACAAAACTATTTAGGAAGTAAGTTGTATGATAAAATATCAGCAGATATAATTGCAGATAGTTTAACTGGTAATTATTTATCTTTAGTTACAGATTACATACAACCAATGTTGATTCATTATGCTATGGTTGATTATTTACCATTTGCAGCATATCAAGTAAAGAATGGTGGAGTATTTAAACACACATCAGAAAATTCTGAAAGTGCAACAAAAGATGAAGTTGATTTTTTAGTACAAAAACAAAGAGATTTTGCAGAATATTATACAAGAAGATTTGTAGATTACATTTGTTTTAATAGTACTTTGTTTCCAGAATATACAAGTAACACAGATTCTGACGTATATCCAGACAAAGATGTAAATTCAAGTAATTGGGTATTATAATGAAAGTAATGTACAAACCAAAAAATACAAATGTTGTTAAGTTAAAAAAGTATCTAACAAAAAAAGAAAAAGATAATGGCAAACGAAATATACGATAGTACTTGGTGGGGTAACACAATAGATACTGCATCTTCTATTGGAACATCAACTGAAATGATACAAGGTCAGTTTAATATGGATGACAGACAAGAAGTTGAAGCAGTTAAGTGTTTAGCTGATGCAATACATACAATAGGAATACAAGACATACAAAACTAAAACAATGGCAAAACCAAAATTAGCATTAATACCAGCTGCTCAAGGAAGCAAGTTATTTTCTGTACTACCATCAAGTGGTGTAGGGGATTTTGACTTTACTCGTAGTGGGTCAGCAACAAGAATAAACTCACAAGGACTAATAGAAACAGTTGCAAACGGACAATCAAGACTAAACTATCCAATGATTGATGGTAAGGTTGTAGGATGTCCACATCATATTTTAGAGCCACAATCTTTAAATCAAATAATAAGTTCAGAAAACCTATCAGATAGTAGTTGGAGTAAAACAAACGCAGTTGTAGAAAGTAATTCTACTATAAGTCCCGATGGTACTTTAAGTGCTGATAAGTTAACTTTTAATACAAGCGGTAATTTTGGGCGAATAGTAAGTTCAACTTTAACTTTTGTTAATAGTGTGAGTTTTTTTATTAAATACATTGATTTAGAATATATCTTAATTTTTGTAGGTACTTCAAGTAATGGTGTTTATGTTAACATTAAAGAGGGTTACGCTACATCAACAGTTTTAGGTTCGGGGTTAGATATTACTTTTAAAAAATTTCCCAATGATTGGTTAAGAATAGAAGCAAAAGGAGGAAATAACGCAACGGGTTTAGAAATTTATGCTGCTAATTCTACACCAACTTATAACCCTGTCACTTTAAATGGTAGTTTTTACTTATGGGGTTGTCAAGCAGAAACTAATTCTTATCCAACAAGCTATATCCCAACTAACGGAAGCACAGTTACTCGTTCAGCAGAAACTGCAAATGGCTCTGGAGATTCAGCTACGTTTAATGATTCAGAGGGTGTTTTGATGGCGCAAATAAGTGCTTTAAAAGACCCAGTTGATTATAATAATTGGCTAACAATTACAGGTGGAACAGCAGCTAATTCGGTAGGTATTGTTTTTGAAACAACTAGTACAGCAACAGCAAGGATAGAAGTTGGTGGCGTTTTACAAGCATATCTAACTACACAAGTAGACTATTCTAACCTTATAAAAGTTGCTTTTAAATATAAAGAAAATGATTTTGCTTGGTGGGTGAATGGTTTTGAAGTTGCAACTGATTTAAGCGGTGTAACATTCCCTTCAAACACATTAAACACATTTCAATTTTCTTATGGCGCTGGTGGCAACAATTGGTTGGGAAAAACAAAACAACTACAATACTACAATTCAGCATTAACAGATAGCGAACTAGAACAACTAACGTCTTGGACATCTTTTTCAGATATGGCTAACGGACAATTATACACAATAGAATAGATATGGCACAGAAACTTAAATTTGGTGGCGGAACTTGGGCGACAAAAAAAGGCTCTACGTTAGCTTATAATGATGAGAATAATAACTATAAACCTCTACCTTTTACAACTACTAGAAATAGTATTGCAACAAGAGTAAACAAAGAGGGATTAATTGAAGTTGTTGGTAATGATGTACCAAGAATAGATTATACAGATAGTTCAGATGGTGCTTTGCTTTTGGAGAATAGTGCTACTAATTTAGTTACTTATTCACAAGATTTTTCTTCTGGATGGAGTTTAGATGATGCTACTGTTTCAATTAATAGCGGTATAAGTCCAGATGGTACTTTAAATGCTACTTTATTAAAAGGTAACACAAATTCATCAAGGCATAATTTAGTGACTTCTGCAGGAGCAAATAATACTGGGACTTTTAGTATTTTTGTAAAAGCGAAAGAGTTAAAATATGTACAAATAGCATCCGCAAATACAACAGAACAATATGTTAATTTTGATTTAATGAATGGTGTTATTGGAACTGTTGGAAGTTCTTTCAGTAATGCTAAAATAGAAGATTACGGCAATGGTTGGTATCGTTGCATTGTGGTTTCTGCTAATCAATTTAATGGATTTTATTTTAGTTTAGTAAATGGATTAAATGCTACTTGGTTAGAAAGTTGGGTTATGCCTAATAGTACAGATGGTCTTTACATCTGGGGAGCAATGCTCGAACAAAATTCATTTAGCACCTCCTACATCCCAACCTCTGGCTCAACAGTTACAAGACAAGCTGATACTGCTAATGGAAGTGGTAATAGTGAAGTGTTTAATGATTCAGAAGGTGTTTTGATGTTTGAGGGAAGGGCGTTGGTAGATGATAATACTTCAAAAAGAATTAGTATATCAGATGGAAGTTCAAATCCCAATAACCTTGTATGTATAGATATGTCAGAATATACAAACACAATTGTAGGTAGAATAAGAACTTCTAATTCAGAAGTTGCATTTTTACAATCTGCATCACAAAACCAAACTCAAAAAAATAAGATTGCAGTAAAATACAAAGTTAATGATTTTGCTTTATGGATAAATGGATTTGAGGTTGATACGGATAATAATGGAGCAGTACCAATTGGATTAAATGATGTTTCATTTGACAGAGGTAATGGTTCTAACGACTTTTACGGAAAAACAAAAGAACTTGGCTACTACGATACTGCACTAACAGATGCAGAATTAGAAACACTTACAAGCTATCGTTCATTAAGCGAATTAGTAACAGAATTAAACTTAAACACATTATAAAATGGCAAACACATTAAAATTTGGTAACGGAGAATGGTATGGAAAGAAAGATACTATCCTTGCCTATAATGATGA